TTTCAAGTAAATAATTTTTATTATTTATAAAATATATAAATATATATATAATAATATAAAATAAAATATATTATATTTAAAAGTCATCAAAAAAAAGATTAGGACATGGCAACAAATACAACACCGGCCGTTTTTGATTTAGAAGTAAATTTATCATCACTTAATAATTCATCATTAAATGCAATTACAACAACCGTAAATAGGTTGCAAGCCATTGTTCAAAATCCAAGTGATTACTATGTTTCAGTATCTCGCTTTATTTGCAATACTCAGCAAATTCCATTATGGGACCCAGTTATAAATATTACATCACCTAATAATGATGGATATAATACAATTTATAGTGTATATTTAACATATGGGTTATATGCATCTCAACAAGTATATTTAAGGGTTATTAATACAAATAGCACATATACGGCACCACAAACACCAACAACACAACCAACAAATGCATGGGGCTATGTATATTCATATAATATAATTGCACAAATGATAAATACGGCATTAGCAACTGCATATACTCAATTATTAGCAGCGGTTGCTGGGTCTTTACCAATGGACGCAAATCCTCCATATGTTTCGTGGAATCCAACAACACAATTATTTACAATGAATGGGTTTCCAATGAGCCAATATGACCAATCAACTGGTGATGATGTTGTAGAAATTTATTTTAATAATAGTTTTAGACAATATTTATTAGGGTGGGACATTGTAGGACTAACTAATACTGGTAATGCAAATGGCAAAGATTGTTTATTAGTTCTACGAAATAATGGAATAAATTATTCTCCGCAAAATTCACCACCTACATTTTTACCAACAGACCCAACGACAACAACACTACAATATTCGCAAAATTGTCAAACATTTTTTGCATATGCAACATTAGCAAAATTACAAATAATTGCAAGTCTACCAATTGCATTTCCAACACAAGCCGCACTTCCATTAGACCAAGTCGGAACTGTCGGAAATGATTTGCAAATTCCTATGTTATGTGATTTTGTCGTAAATTATTCTAATTCTACTTCATCTGGATTTTGTCAGCCAATTTCATATTTTCCAGCATTAGATAGTTATTCTTCACCTATTCAATTATGCGGTGGCACTCAATTAAATTCATTTACAATTGGAATTACATGGACAAATATTGAAGGACAATCATTTCCATTAGAAGCATTCGGCACAGTTGTCGCATCTATAAAATTAACATTTACACATAAAGCATTAATTCAGGGTGGAATAATTTAAAACACTTTTAACAAAAAAAAATATTATTATTATTTTTATTCAACAACTTCATCTATAACTTCATCATCTATATACCAATATTTTTTTTTCAAATATAATGACATATAATTAAATAAATCAACTGCTTCTTCACTTACTTTAAAAATAGGTGTATTATGTCTATTTCCCTCATATGTAATATCAATAATATGTTTATTAAAATAAGTATTATATATTGTTTTTATTAACATTATCGTTGATGATTTTTTAGTTAGATTTTTAAAATGAAAGTTTTCAAATATCATATCTAATATTACATCTGGCAACTTTATTTTTTTGCAACTAAATTATGTAAACCCTCTTTTGTCGGCATTAATGAATCATTAAAATATGGTTTTAGTAAATCAAATAGTTTCTTAAAATTACTTTTTTTATCATATACAACTACATTTGTTGCCTCCATAAAATCAAAATATTTTTTATTCCATGCTAATTCTTTCATTTCTTTTAATTTTGTAATATCTGGCATTTCTATTTGTTGACTTTTTGAATACCAATCATCAATCCATAATAAATCAAAATAGAATTTTCGTAATTGTATTTGTTGCATTTGTGTTGCTGTTCCTTGATATGTTAATGGTTTAAAATGGTCTTCTGCAACGTCTTGCTCAATACTCTCAATAGAATTATATTCATAAATAATATTATTATCTTTTACTAATTGTTTAAATCTATCTTTTAAATTCTCATCAATAAATGTATCACTTTCAATAATATTATAATGTGCCATTTTACACATATATAAAATACTTTCTTGTAATGGTGTATATCTTTCTAATAATATATTTTTGACTAAATCACAATATATAGGGCAAAATGTGCATTCTGGACTTTCCAACATTAATGTATCATTTTTAAAATCAATATTCGTATTATATTTTTCAATAAATGTAATTTTTATTAATTCATCATTTAAGTGTCTACATCTATACGATACTTGCAAAATATCTCTTGCTGCATTCATTCCAGCAATTCCCATATATACACGGTCAAAATCTTTACCTTCATAATTTATTCCAACTGTAATTTTTGTATTTGTAATTATAAAATTTACATCTTTCCAACTTTTATTAACATCGTATAAATCCATCGTATCAACTTGGTCAATTTCGCCGTGATAATATTTTCCTCTTTTTGATGTCTCATTTTCTAACATATTTCTAAAACCTTCCATACTTAATATTCCTTTTTTAGGTTGACCAGATTTAAATGGATAAAATATAAATAACTTTTTGCCTGCTTTTAAGTCTTCTATAATCTCGCAAACCCATCGTTGAAAATGATTAATAAATTGAACTTGTCTATTACTCGTTTCTATATTTCTCTCAACTAATAATGGAGGATATTTTTCATATTCAACTTTTTTAATAAAATCAGTTGTCAATTTTGATGTAAATGCATCTAATAATATTACTTTGTCCGCATTTCTAATAATTCTAATAAAATTATTCCAACACTTATATTTTGTTCTATCTAATGTTTTATTATTAAACCATTTATTTAGTAATGTTTCAATTTCATCAATAATAACAACTTTATAATTTTTTTTATTAATATATAATAATGAATTAATGCAAATAATTAACTCATCGCATCTATCTAATTCTTCTTTTTCTGATTTATTTTTACAATCTTTATAAAATTTACATTTAATATTTTCTTCATTTAATCTATGTTTTGTATTCATTGCTAATGATATTAATGGGGTCATCCAAATAAATGAACCGGTTTCATATGCATCTGAATATTCATCATCATCATCATTATATATTTCTTTTATTTTTCTTCTTTTTTCAATATTAAATTCTTTAGAAATTGATTTTAAATATTCTATACTTTGTGTTGTTTTACCTGAACCCATTTGTGTATTTACAATTAAATATTTATCATCAGTCGTAAATTCATCTTGTGATAAAATTTCAGTTTTTTTTTGTAATGCATCATCAATACCGTGAATGTCAAATTGTTTTTTAAATTTTCTAAAATGTTTATTTGAAATTAAATTTGGATAAAAGTTTAAAATTGTATATCTCATTGTGTCCATACTAACTCTTGGAAAATTATTTAATCTCTCCCAGTGGTATGACCATCTTTTTATATCTGATTCAGTTAATTCTCGTTTTTGTCTTCTCCATTCTAAAAATTGCTCAAATGTCAAATCATTATAAAAACAAAATCTTGCACATTGATGTGTATAACTATGTGAATCATTTTCGCATAATGGCAATATATTTAATAGCTCTTCTGGTGTTGCGTCATGCAAATCAAAATTATCTAAATTATTTATTTCTTTTACTGCTCGTGCTGGCATAACGGCTATATTTAGTGGCTTTGTTTTTACCTTTTCAACTTTAATTGCTAATTTAATAGTTTCTAATTTTTCATCGCCTCTACATTCAACTTTATCAATATCGGCATATTTTAAATTTAAGCCATCAAAGAATGCAGTAATAATATGCTTTTTAATGTCAGTATTTCTAATAATTGCTTGTATACGGCCATCTGGTTTAGATTGATTTGGTAATTTCATATTTCTATTTTTTGTATATACTTTATTGTCCCATCCTAAACCATCTACAATAATTTTAATAGTATTTCTATCACTAACTGAATTAATCAAATAGTTATTTAATACAATATGATATGATGCCTTTGATTCTGTAATTGAGCCACTAACTGCAAAATCAGAATTTGGAAATAATGCATTAATTTTATCAATATGTGCATCTAATGGTGTTGCTTCTCCACCTGCTGGAATTTCTTCATCAATATCAAAATATACTTTATGTGGAAATTGATGAATTACTTCATATAAACCATTATTTGAATTAATCATTGTTAATAATGCATCTGAATTGCAACTTGTCCACATTCGTTTTTCTGCTGCTTTTGCATATTTTTTACTAACATGATTTAATACGACGTCATCAACTGAGACTTTTAATTTAATTACTTCATCTTGAGCGCCCCCATCTTTTGTTGCATTTCTCAACCAATCAACATTTAAAAATTTCTCAGTTTTAAAAAGTTCTGACATTTTAAAAATAATTTTATATGTATATTAATATAATTATTTTTCTTTAATATAAAATAAATATTTATTTTGTCATCTGAATTATAGCATATATATACTTATTTTTATTTTTATTTTTTGGGAAAAAGGGTGAAACGGAAATGTTCTTATAGTAAAAATTCTGAATCCCCCTTTTTCCCAAAAAATAAAATACATATAAAAAACCACATAAGAAAAACATATATGCTATAATTCGCATACAAAAAAAATATGTAGATTGAAATATAAATCTATTTCCATTTTAGATTAGTAAAAAAATCTATAATAATTTTATATTAAATAAATATAATTATATTAATATACATAATAAATTTTTATAATGGCATTGAGTATAAAATTCATTCGTGGTTTAGAAAATATTGGTTTATCATATAATGAAATTAAAAAATGGCAATATTGCGGTGGTAAAAGTTGGAGCGATGGCACACATACTATAACACGACACGAGAAATATTTTATGCAATGTTATCCAAATGAACAATTTCCAAAGCAGGTAAAAGAATGTATTTGTGGAACTGAATTAATTCATAATTGTTTTATACGAGAAAATAATGAATCACTAGTTGATAGTATTTTAATTGTTGGGCAATGCTGTGTTGAAAAATTTATTGATGATGGATTAGATAAAAAATGTGAAAAATGTGCATCATCACATAATAATATTAAAGATAATTTATGTAAAATTTGTAGAAAAAGGCAACATAATATTGAACAATTAGAAAGGGCAAAACAAAGAAATTTAGAAACCGCATTGCGAAGAGAGCAAAAGCGAATTGAAAAAGAGCAAGAAAAAGAACGGCTTTTACATTCTCAAAGATATTATTTTGATATACCATATAAAGTTAGTAATGATAAAGAAAATTATGCTTATTTAAAGACTAATAAATGTAAATGGGAATCAACAATTAAGGCGTGGTATTGTAATGGAAATAAAACTAATATTGAAAATATTTTAGACCATTTTGAAGAATATCATATTATAGATATTAAAGATTTTCAAGAAAAACGAACAACACAATTTAAAGATTATAAAGATAAAAATTTTATCAATGATATTATGAAAGATTTAAAACTTTCATTTATGGATGCAGTCGAAAATGCAAAAGAACAAAATCTTAAATTTGATAAAGAATTAAAATTATGGTATAAACAATATTAAACCTTTTACCGCTTTACAAAACCTTCGGTTTTTTCAAGCTTCAAAAGCTTCACCAAAAAATAATACAAATAATTATTTTTTTTCATATTGAAAAAATATATAGTAATATATATAATAAATTTTTATATTATTTTTGGTCAGCTTTTTGGAGTTCGAAAAAACCGCAGGTTTTGTAGAACGGTAAAAAGTGTAAAATGAATGAAGAGCAAAAAATTGAAAAATATGATAGACTAATGGAACAACGGCGAAATGCTGTAAAAAAATGGAATAAAGAACATAATGATAAAGTTAAAACATATCAAAGAAAATATTATGAACTCAACCGTGAAAATATTATTAAAAAAACGACTGATAGTCGTAAATCAATCGATGGTGGGGCATCATCATATAAAGAATATCAAAAAGAATATCAGAAAAAATACCGAGAGCAAAAAAAGCAAAAATTATTGACCGGTGAATAATTCTAAATAAATAATTAAATTAAAACTTTTTTTTTGTATTATTATATACAATAATAAATTCTTTAAAACTTTTTGAATTCTGATAAATTTTAACTAAAAGCATTTTTAAAAATGGCAAATAATTCTATGAAAGTTATGAAGGTAATTGATGAGCGTATTAATGTTGCACAGGCTCCAGTGCTTATTGTAAATGAATCAACTCCAAGTGTGCAATATTCAACTATTAATGTTGCTGGTAATGCTTCACTTACGCCTACTTTTACAATTCCGTGTCCTCCAAATCAAGGGTTAGATAGAACCGTGACGATGGCATTCACTGTTCAATTTTTAATTACTGGAACTGATTTGGAACAATTTCAAGCAAATCCAGCAATTGCATTGAGAGCGTGGCCATTACATAATGCATGCACATCTATGAATATTAATTTAGGTAATGCCGGTATTGGTATTAATCCTAGTCAATATGCTGCGGCATTATTAACACAATGGAATTGTGATAGTCATACACAAGCAACTGATTTATCATCATTTCCATCGGCTCCAGATAGATATTCAAGTTATGCGGCCGCGGCATTATCAACTACATCACCATTTGATTCTGATTTTGCAGCTGTAAATTCTGATTATGCTAATACATCAAGAACTGGACAAATTACATCTATTGAATATTATGATGGCACATATGTATTGGGTGGAACTGGAGCTACTCCAGTTGCATGGGGTGCTCCTGCAACTCAAATGGTAATTACTGCAACGGTTTATGAACCTATTGCCGCTTCTCCTTTTGTATATACTGGAATTAGAAATCCTAAAAAAGCATTTTTTGGATTAGGAAACGTCACGGTGAGTTTGAGCTTTAGTAATTTACAAAGAATGTTAAGTTATTATATTCCTGGAACTGCTACAATTACATCAATTCAAGGACAATTTGCATCTCAATCTTTGTTAGTTTCTTACATATCAGCATTTGAAGATAGTGTATCAAATTATGTATCTCCTATGGCATATAATTATGCAACTCTTAGAACTGCAACATCTGTTTTTACGGTTGGGGCTTCAACTGGTGGGGTAATGGCATCTGCAACTGCTAATTCTGCTACAATGCAATTAAGTGTTGTTCCATCACACTTTTTAATATGGGCAACGCCTCCATTGAATTTTGTTGAATCGCAAACACAATCATTACCTGATTTTTGTTTTACTCTTAGTAATGCAACTATTAATTTTGCTGGTAAAGATAACATTTTAGGAACTAACTGTACTGCATATCAACTATATAATATTAGTAAAAAAAATGGTTCAAATACTTCATTTTCGCAATGGACTGGAGCACAAATTTTATCTTCTTCAACACAAACTAATCCAGCAAATCCACCACAATATTACGGTGGGGGAGTTTTAATTTTAAAAACGAGTGAAGACCTTCGCCTCCCTGCAACGAGTTGCGCTGGTATGAATCGTGCAATTAACTTTCAAATTCAAGTGCAATGCACAAATTTAACTGATATCGCATTTGGTGCAAATTGTCAATTAAATGTGTTGGCAATTACTGATGGTGTTTGTCTTACTCAACATGGTTCTCGTGTTCAACTTATTGAAGGTGGTATTACTGAAGATATTTATAATAATGCTCCAGTTGTTTCTGGATTAGAAGAACTGGCCGTAAAAAGTTATACAAATAAAAATGGATATTCTGGAGGCAGTTGGGCATCATTTAAAAATGATATGTCAAAATTTGCTGATTATATATCTCCGGTCACGAAACCTATTATTGGAGCATTGACAAATAAAGCGGTTGCTGGAATTGAATCCGGCGCTGGTCGTATGAATCGTGGTAAAATTCGTGGATTATTGAAAGACATGTATTAAAAAATAAATAATTTAATTTAAATTATATTTGTAATAATATATATAATAATCAAAATTGTAAAAAACACTTTTTAAAAAAAAGCTGACCAAAAAAAAATGCAATCTAAATCACCATCTAAAAAACAACTAATGGAAATGCTACATCAGGCAATGATGCAAAATCAAATTGGAACTCGTCCAATAACTCAACGTGTTATGCAACGTATGGCACCTAAAAAACAAATGATGACCCATGGAGGTGCAACTGGAGGTATTGCCGGATTTGGGCTTATGGGCGGTGAATTATTGGGAGGAATGAGGAGAAAACGAAGTTGTGGAGGTGAATTATTGGGAGGCCGTAAACGATTGCCACAATCTGGAAGAAAGCGAAATACGGCACGCGGTGATATTGTAGCATCAATTATGAGACAACATAATTTAAGTTTAGGTCAAGCATCAAAATATGTAAAACAACATGGACTATATTAAAACACTAAAAAATAACTGAATTATAGCATATATATGCTTTTTTTTTGTTTTGGGAAAAAGGGATAAACAGAAATATTCTTATAGTAAAAATTCTTAATCCCCCTTTTTCCCAAAGATTATAAAACAATAGATAACAAAAATAATAACATATATGCTATAATTCAGACATATTTTAAATATTTAGATTTATATAAAAATCTAAATATAAAAACTTAAATCAATAATTATAATTTAAATTTATTTTCTTTATAATAATATAAACGAATTAAAAAAAGGCTGATAAAAAAAAACTGTTTGAAATATGTCAAAAACTTTAAGTGAATTAATAATGAAGCAATCGCTTAAGCCTAGGGCTCCAGTAATGGGAAATTTTCCATTAACTGCATTAGAAACTCCACCAGTAGAAGATTTTAAAACACAATATGAGCAAATAGTATATGAAAAAGCATTTAAGGCATTAAGGCCAAATCCAAATGATGTAAGAAAATCAAAATCATATTGGGAAATATTGGAAGAACAAGCTAAAGATAAAATTAGTGATGAGCCATTACCAGTAAAGGATATAACAGTAAGACCATTAGGTTATTTATTGCCTCCACCTCCAAAAACAGTTAGAAAAACTGGGGCAACGGCAACTGCAAGTAGTTTATTTAGACCCCCAGCCGGTGCAAGAAGAAGTTCATCAACATATGATTATTCATTACCATCATTTGCAAGAAGTAGAAGTTCATCAATATCTACAGATGAAAGTGGTGATTTTAGTGTTGAAGGTAGTGAGCGTAGTCGCCGTATAGATTATTCTAGTGGATATGGTAATATTGCAAGTAGTTTATCTAGTTTAGCTATACCGGCAAGAAGTAGAAGTTCATCTTTTGCATCGGAATCAGGCTATTCTATAGCGCCCAGTTCTCGCACTATTACACAATATGATTTTAATCCATATGAACCATTTGTATCACAGCAATTTACACCAGGGGCAGTTGCTCAACTTTATGAAGGTTCTGAAGAGCGTAAAGACTATTTACCAGAAGAACAATATGACCCATTTGAAAATGTTTTACAGGCTTCCGAATCAATGGGTTCACGACGTAGTAGAAGTAGTTCTATTGCATCAGAAATTTCATATGCTTCTATACGTGATATAGCAGATGATACAACTCAATATATACAAAGTTTAAAAGTCAATCCAGAAGAAAGAAATGCATTAGTAGCATTAAAAGATAAAGAGGCATTATATACTGATAGTCCAGCATCAAGAAATTATTATGGTGAAACTACGGAATTATCTGGATTAGTTAGACCATCATATTATAGTAGTGAAGGCGAGGGGTCAACTACTTATGCAACATCGCAATACGAAGGAGTTGGAACAAGTGGATTAAATTTATATGGAACTAGACAAGGCATGACTAAAAGAAGTGTATTAGATAGGGGAACTAATAATTTATATGCAAAAGATGAAGAAGTTCAAGAGGTATTTAAAAGTCTACCGAATACTACTAAAGAGAAACTTACTGCAGAAATAGTTAATGATTTATATAATCAAGCATCAATTAATACAGCTAATATTAAAGGTAAAAGACAAAAAAATGAAGCAACAAAACTATTTTTTATTAATAAATTAGAGGCATATAGGCCATTTGTTGATACACCAAAAGAGGGTAAAAACCCAGTAATCGGTAGATATAATGAACTATTACCATCTGAGAAATCAAGAATAACTAAAGAACTAAAAAAACCAAAATATAAAAAAACATATGAATCCATACTAACACCACAACCAGAATTTTTTAAAAATATTGAACAACAATTAACAAAAAAAGATATTGCTAATTTATTACGAGAACAATTAATGCTTAAACAACAGAGTAAAGTAGGTGAAAAGGCACTAGCAATTGAAATAAGAGAAGAAGCAAAAAAAGAAAGTGCAAAGAAAGCAACAAAGAAAGGCAAACCATCTATTGAAAATATAGAAGGAAAAGTAGCACAAATGTTTGCACCAGTTCAACCAGTGGATTTTTAGAGGGGCGTAATCCCCCTAAACTAACTGGAAAAGGTATTTGCTGTGGTGGCAAAATATCAGTAGGTAATTTATCTAAATTTTTTAAATCATCATATTCTGGCAAAAAAGCCCCAAAAAAAATAGATACTTATAATTTAGATTCAGATTTAACTAATAAATATGGTTCTGTATATTATGACCCAGATAAAAATCACGCAGTATTAACACATAAAGGAACGAGCGGAGACACATTTTTAGAAAATGTAAAGGATTGGAGCAATAATGCTATGTATGCGGTTGGATTATATAAATATACTGATAGATATAAACAAGGCAAAAAATTGCAAACCGCAACTGAAAATAAATATGGAGCTCAAAATGTATCAACATTGGGCCATTCCCAGGGTGCAAAGCTCGGAAGGGATTTAGGGCAAAACAGCAAAGAAATAATTACATTAAACCCAGCATATAAAGGCGAAAAGCCATTAAAAAATGAATATAATATTAGGTCATCTGGTGATGTTGTAAGTGTTGGACTACATGGCACAAATAGGGGACATGATACATTAATACCAGCAGAAAGTTTAAATCCATTAACGGAACATAATATTGATATATTAGATAGAATTGACCAGAATCAAATGATTGGCTCAGGCAAATATTTAAAAAAAAATCGGACTAAAAAATATTAAATTTAATTAATTTAAAATATATTTCTAATAATATATATAATAATCAATTTGTAAAAAAATACTTTGTGATAAAAATTAAAATTAAAAATGAGTGCAAAAACTATTTTTCCAGGAGGCAATACACAATTTTTACCAGGATTGGCCGGATTGGTTGGCTCAACTCCACCAGCAATATCGACATCATCTATTAATTGCCAAACTGGTGAACTTCAAGCGGCAACTGCACAAATTGGATTTGGTAGTGCGCCTGGTGAGATAATACTTCAAGTTGGAAATCCATCTGGAACTAATGCTAATTTTTCTATTGGTACTGGAGTTGGAAATCCATTAACAATTGCTCGTGGTATTAGTGCAAGTTCTGGAAATATTACTGCTCCAACTGGAACTATAAATGCATTTAATGGAATTACTACAACTAATGGTGGTTTTATAGCAACTGCTGGAGGTCTTACCTGTACAAGTGGTGAAGTTCAAGCAGCAACTGCACAAATTGGATTTGGTAGTACGACTGGTGATGTAATATTTCAAGTTGGAAATCCAGATGATGTTGCAGTTAATTTTTCTGTTGGTGCTGGTGCTGGAAATCCATTAACAATTGGTAGTGGGCTTACCTGTACCGCTGGAGGTCTTACCTGTGCAAGTGGCGAAGTTGTAGCAGCAACTGCACAAATTGGCGCTGGTAGTACGACTGGTGATGTAATATTTCAAGTTGGAAATCCAGATGATGTTGCAGTTAATTTTTCTGTTGGTACTGGTGCTGGAAATCCATTGACAATTGGTAGTGCTATAAAAGCTGCAGGATTAGTTGATGCAAATGGTTCAACTGGGGAGAATGGGCAATATCCAATTGCAAATGGTACTGGTGGATTTGTTTGGACAACCCCATAAATAAATCAAAAAAAAAATAAATATTGTATAATATAATATAATAATGCAGATATTATCTGAAGTATTAATCACATTTATTATTAGTTCTGGTATTGGTTTATTATTGGCAATCATTAAACATTTATATAAATCTAAGTGCAAAAGTGTAGAATGTTGTGGGTGTATAAAAATACAACGAGACATAGAATCAGAATTAGAATTAGATGAGAGAGAACCACCAAGCCCAAGAGCAAATCAAAGTCAACGAGATAATAATGCATAAATATAAATATATTTTTTTTGATATATATATAAAACAAAAATAAAAGGGACGCGCAATTTACCACCATTCAAAAAATATAAATTTTTATTTTTATATATATATAGTATAATAAATATAAAGAAATGGAAAAAGTAAAAATAAAGCAAAGCGTAATATTAATTTATTAGAAAAAGCAGATGAAATAGCATTATCTAATTTATCAAAAAAAGTATTAAAACCAGAATATAGAAAAGTATTAAGTAATCAAGATGAGCAACTTAAATATTATTTAAATACATATAAAGACGCTAAAGATTTACCTACAAGAATTGCAAATGAGTATGCATTTCCACGGTTTTTTTATTATGATATAAATAGTAAAACAAAGGGAAAAGTTCAAAAGCGTATAAAATTAGATAGTAAAATGTTTGCAAAATTTATGAAAAATAATGCAAAGAGAGAATTAGCAAAGGCACAAGGAATACCAATAGATAAAATCGTAAGAATAAAGAAAGAGCGAAAACAGCCATTATTAAAATTGACTGATACAAAATTAAATTTTGATTATTTAGAACAACCAATATTTGAAGAATTTAAAGATATTAAACAAGAACAATTAGAGCCAAAACTTAGACCGCAAAGAGTTGATAAATTTATACCAAAAGCTGATATAACATTTATAGTTCCAAAACCATTACCATCAAAAATAAAAGATATTAAAAAAAATTACATAAATATTGAAGATACAATATCATCATTATTTTATGATTCTGAAAATATAATACCATTTTATAAGTCAAATACAATATTAGGAAATTTAGCAAGTCTTTCTATTATAAAAAGATATGGGGGAAATTGCATTGTACATGATGCTATGAAAACAATGCCAGATAAAAATTCATTAAATTTTGGGCTTTATTTTAACGTAGTGCCATTCAAATCAGATGTTATAGATTATAAAAAATTAGGAGAACAATTAGCAGATTGTAAACGGCGTAATGTTCCAATTATTATGTTTCCAATTTATATGGTGATTAAATATAAGGATGAAAATGATAGATACATAACTGAGGGGCATACTAATTTATGTATATATAGACCATTCAAAAAAAATATAGAATTATTTGAACCATTAGGGGAACTTCAAGAAGGATTAGGGAAAAAATAAATAATATTATGGAAAAAATAATAAAACAACTAAAGCCATATATTGGAGATAATTTATATTTAGAACCAAATTATATTTTTGCATATGATAAGCCAGGATTTCAGGCATTAGAATCTGAAGTTATTGGAGATACTACAAAAGAGGGTAAAGGATATTGCACAATGTGGAGTGCTTTTTTTTATGGAAATGGTTTATTTAAATCCAGATAAAACAAGTAAAGAAATTGCAGATGAAATTAATTTAATAAGTGGAGAAGACCCACAATATTTAAAGCAAGTAATACGCGGTTATGTTATGAATATGGAAAAAATATTACAAAAAATTGTTAAAGATGTTGCAAAACTTAATTTTGCATATAGTGAAAATAATAGTGATTTATATTTAAAGATACACGCAAAAATGGGAATATTTGCCGATTGGCTTTTAACAATGGCTGAAGATAGAAATACAATAGTTTTTGAAAAAGATGCTCAAAAAAAAATATAATGATATATATATGAAAATACAAACATTAAATGCTGATATTGCAAAACCCACGACCCCAAAACATTTGGTAAATAAATATAAGAAAGAGTTAAAACAACTAAACGAAGAATATGCTATATTAGAAGATGAACTAAATCCAGGGGGTGAATCATATTATTTTGAAAGAAATAGACCAATGCCAAAAGAAAGTAATGTAGGATATCAAATGTTAAATGATGAATATTAAAGGCGCGAAAATTTTATATTTATATATATATTATTTTTTTATATTTATAATTGTAATAAATCTAATATATTAAACATTAGATTTATATATATAGTCATATATTATTGCATTTACATATAAAAAAAAATAACATCATTAAAATCAATTATAAATGGATTATATTATATATATCATTGTTATTTTTTAGATTTATTACATATATAAATATAATCTATATATATGCATTGTGTAAAATTATAATTTTACACATATTATAAATGTAATCTATATATATACATTGTATAAATCTATGTTTTTATTGTTGTATATATCATTATTATCGTATTATATACATATATAGATATATATTTATTAACTATGTTATATATTCATATTATTCATTAATATATATAAATCTAATATATTATATTTAGATTTATTACAATGATAAATATAAAAAAATAAATATATATTACTATTAAATTTGTCCAATTAATATATTTCAATTTTAAAAAATTTATAATCTCTAATGAATATATTAATAGGCTCATAACATAAATCTTTAGCCCATTTTGGAGTATTTATTTTACATTTTATAACTACATAAAATTTATTATGTAAATTATATTTAAAAGTTCTAAATGGTTCATATTCTCCATCATGCCCAAAAGTGCTATAATGTAATTCACGGCCAACTCGTTCTAATTCATCACGATGTTCTTTAAATCCATATAACCAATTATAAAGTGGTAAATTCATATATTCCTGAATTTCATTATACGTATAATTTTTTATGTTTTCTTCTCTATCATTTAATAATTTTTTTAATAAATGAATTAATATTTTATTATTCCAATCTTTGCATAAATTAAATGATAACTTAGAATTTAAAAAATTGATATATAAATGTGGTAATTTATTATCTTTATATTTTCTTTTATTATATAAATTAATAAAATTATAATCATTACCTAAGAATTCAAATATTAAATCTTCAACTTCTTGAGGCATTTTTTTTGATTTTGCAAATCTTCATTAATACTGAAACACTTGACATATTTTATTGTGTTGAAAAATAAATATTAATATTAATATAAATTTTTCTATATATATAACATATCATTTCTTTAATATAAAAATTTTAAAAATATTAATTAGTATTTTCCCCAATATACAAAAAAAAATATTTTTATTTTTTTATTTATATATATGTTTAAACTACCAATTATTATTTTATATGTTTTTATTTTTTTTTATATAATCCATAACTTTCAACTCCATATATTTCTATAAAATCATTTGCATTCTTTTCATCTTTAAGTTTGAATTTATCTGACATTATTGTCATAGATTCTGTAAATTTATCTTTTATCCATCTAACCGTATATTTACTAAAGTCATCTGCATATATATTGCCATTATATGTTTTTATACTTTCATAATCATATAGTTTTACTGTAAATTGTGATTTATTAATTTTTGATACAATTCCGCATACATTCATATTCCAATAATGGTCTGTATATATAAATACTTCATCCCCAATTTTTAGATTTGCTGGGGGTGCCCATTTTGTATTATCTTCACTTATTTTATTTGTAATTTCTAATCTTTTATTTTTATCAACTTTACTAAATTGTTTATAAATTGCTTTATTATATGCCTTTCTTTCGTCTATTGCGGTCATTCTACTTTTAACATATTTTAATCCCATCTTAAAATTTATTTGTAATATATAACTTAAATCTCTTATACGAATTTTATTTAAAATATTAGGAACATTAATATTAATGCCACCATCAACGCCCATAAATTGTTTGATATTATCCCATGCTAATTCTGTAAAATAATATTGCTTAGCTGTTGTTGCCACAATTGCAACTTCATTAACTACAACTTTTTTAATTTCATTATCTTTATTTTCATATACTGTTGCATCAAATTCAATATTGTTATCAACATAATATTTTGTTGCCGCATCTCTAATATTTTTAATATCTTTTAATAAATTTTTATGGACACTTCCTCCAACTTTAACTTTTGAATATCTACCTGAATCTGGATTAAAATTTAATATTTTTAATTTATAGCATCTCTCACTTAATCTAATATAAATTGTTTTACCCTTATCATTAATAAATTCTATAGAAGTATGTCTTGTTTCTCTAATTTTAAGCATAATATTAATATAGTCAATTACAAAATCATTGTAAGTTTCCATAAATTGCTTATCTTCAGTTGTGAATTTGTAGCCTGACATTTTTGATTGTGTTGAAAAATAAAATTAATATTAATATAAATTTTTCTATATACATAACATATTATTTCTTTAATATAAAAATTATAAAAATATTAATCAATATTTTCATCTAATAAATTATCGTCTAATAAATTATCATCTAATTTTACATATCGTTCTTGTATAACTCGTGATGATGTTCCCATATCTGAAGCCGTATTTTTTAATGTATTTACTGTGTTGCTAAATTTATCGCTTAAATATATATTCCGCAACATACTACAACCAATTTTTTTATCAAAAATTTTATTTAATATTCTTGTTATATCATTAACTCCTAATAATGGAGTCCCATCATATTTACATAATAAGTATGGATTAATTTCTTTTTTCAATGGTGATAATTTCATATACATAGTTAATATTTCTTTTAATTTTGGATGAACTTCAACCTCTTGGCAATGATACGTTCCGGCGGTCTTAAAATTATAAAAATAAAATTTATTTTCTTTTGGATTATAATAATTAAAATCTTTTAAATGATTTGCATCTATTGCACTTGTATCATTTACATATAGCATTTTTTTATAATCTAAATTACGACGTGGCGCATGAATCGTATATAAACATAAAACAACAAATGATAATATTTCTTTCCATTGCATTTCATTTACTTTCTTTTTTCTTAATAATGGCATTGTTTTTTCAGATAATGAATCAAAAATTCTATTTACATCTTCTTGTTCTATCCAATTCTCTTTTTGTGTTTCCGTCTTTATATTATTTACATCTTGCAATTCTTTATTCATTGTTTTCATTAAATCAAAATAATATTTTTTAACTCCTTCATATCCTTTTAAATCTCGCAATACTGAATTAATAGTTATAATATATGAACGCTTAGTATTTGGCTTTAAAATGTTCAATTTTTTTAATATCTCTTCTGTATTTTTTAAAAATTTATAATTTGGGATTCCTGCTTTACTTATTTTAATGTCATCTCCGTCATTCAATTTTCGCAATGTAATTGCATACATTTTTTTTGTCCCATCAGTTAATTCTTTTGCCATGTTGATATTTTTTTAAATCTAATTTTATATATTTATATATATCTATATTTAAACAAAAAAAAATAAATATTTATTATTTTTGGTGAAGCTTTTGAAGCTTGAAAAAACCGCAGGTTTTGTAAAGCGGTAAAAGGTTTTTAATGGTTTTTAATGTCCAGTTTTATATTTGATAAAATATCTTAATTCGTTTTCAGTTGCATCTATTTTTCTTAAATAGAATCCATTTTTTTTAATTATTCTTGTATGTGAATGTTTATTATTTTCATAAACTTTAACTGTAAATGATGATGTATTAATTTTTGAAACTATTCCAATTTCTGAATCTTTTTCAAAAACATAATATTTAAATAATAATATAGTTTCTCCAATTTTTAAACCTTCTGGAATTTTAAATAATTCTTTATTATATCTATATATAAGTGAATCGCAAAGACTTTTTCTTGTTCTTAATCTGGCTTCATTAGATATATAATTATCTAATGTATCTAATCGTAAATTATTATAAAATGTTTTACGCTGTGAACCAGTTTTAGGACATTTTTCTTGTCCAAAACAAAACCTATTGGATTGATATAATGCATCATTTGATATTTTTGCCATAATATCTGGAAGTCTTAAATCAATTCCATATAATCCCATATAATTTTTTATCATTTCCCAAATCTCATCACAAAATTTATATTTTCTAATAACAATAATTTCAGTGAAAACTTCTGCCATTTTAAAAGTGATTGTATGAAAAATTTATATTAATATTAATATTATTTTTTTCTATATACATAATAATTTATTTCTTTAATATAAAAATTTATATTAATATTTATCTGAATTATAGCATATATGTTTTTTATATTTTTGTTTTTCTTTTTGATATACTTTTTTAAAAAGTATTTGGGAAAAAGGGGAATTAAGAATTTTTATTATAAGAACATTTCTGTTTATCCCTTTTTCCCAAAAGCATTATATACAAAAAAAATACAAAAAAAAACAGCAATGTCTTCTAAAAAGTAATGCCTATAATTCAGATAGTGTTTTTAACTAGAAATTAAGGCAAATTCTTGGGTTCCATTTAATGTCATAACTCCAAATTTAGAAACTACAAACTCAACTGAATTTACTGCACTAGCACTATTACTCCCAATTGTGAATGCTAAAATTACTTCTGAAGGTGCAAATGCTCCGACATTAGAACTCCCAACTGGTGATAAATCCATATTAATTAATGTTTGTGCATAATATGCTGGAGTTGGACAATCTCCACTTAAATTTGTAAACATACAATAACGAGTATTTGCAATTGGTGTAATTGATTGTGTAAAAATATATGTTCTTTTTGATTTATACCAATTTGGTGGACTTGGTGTATCATTTTGTGTATATATTATTATAAATCCTGTATTGTCATTACTTGTAGTTGCTCCATTAAAATAATACATGTATAATCCTAAAACATCTGCAACTGTCATAGTTGGACTTGATGCCCCAAAATACCAGTTAATTTTTTGACTTGCGACCGTATTTTTAAAATACCAGCCATTGAAGGCATATGTATTAATAATAGTTGAGGTTGGGACGGTGGGGGCTTTTCCATCTGCATATATTGCAGCACTAATATTTTGCAATGATGTATTAGTTTGCTTAATTTGTAATGTTGATATTAGACTCTCTATAGGTTGTAAAACTGGAACCCCATTAAATGTTAAATCAGATGTTGATAATATTGAAGTATTCGTTCCATCATTCAAAGTTAATGTTCCAGCAGTTGCATTTAATTTTGCCGTCTCAATAGTTCCATTATTATAATACAATGATGATAAATCACTTCTTGAGTATATATTTTCACCCTGATTACTCATTTGTATTGTTGGATTATTATCTGGAACCTGTAAAGATAAAATTGAATTAAGTCCTTTACCTAGAAAACATTTGCTATAATTATTTTCATATGTTGGAGGTAGTAAATTTGATTGATAATTACCTGTTGAATCCTGAACATTAATAGAATTTCCACCATAAACATTTACCTCACAACCAGATGCAGTATTGATAGATTCAAAACTTCCATCTTGCATAGATATTAAACTAGCCCCATTAAATGTTAATGCTTCTGATGATAAAAGTGCAGTATTGCCATTTGCTTGAACGGTGATTTGGTCTTTTTCTATAGTAGCACTTCTACCTAATAAATTATCAACTACAATTGAGTTTAATGTTGTTATATATCCAGATTTTCCTCCGTCAGCATAAGTTAAAATATTATTATCATATACATCAGAACCATTAACTAATAAAAAATGACTTCCATATGGTGCTAATGATGTTAAAATTGGTAATGTTGAACCAGTTGGACCAGTTGCCCCATCTAATCCATTTGAACCAGTTGCCCCAGTTGCGCCATCTAATCCATTATTTCCATTATTTCCAGTTGCACCAGTTGGCCCCATATTTCCAGTTGCTCCAGTTGCTCCAGTTGCTCCAGTTGGCCCCATATTTCCAGTTGCTCCCATATTTCCAGTTGCACCAGTTGCTCCCATATTTCCAGTTGCTCCAGTCATTCCAGTTGGTCCAGTTTGACCCACCCCCCCAGTCGCACTGACTAATTGAGACCCATCACTAAAAATAATTCCCCCTGGTGTTGATATTCTAAATTGTTTAGCTTTAACATATTGAATTCCACTTTGTTCAAAAACAAAACTATTTCCATTTTGTATAGCGGTCTTTAATGACATTCTTCACTTTTTACCGCTCTACGATAAACTTCGTTTCTCTTCGAGCTTCAAAAAGCTGACCAAAAATTTAATTTATAAAAATTATTTTCTAAAGTTTAAACTTGTTATATATATTAGTATAAATACTTTTAAAAAAAAATATATTAAGTATTATTTTTGGTAAAGCTTTTGGAGCTTGAAAAAACCGCAGGTTTTGTAAAGCGGTAAAAGATTATTTATTTATTTAAAATTAATTTAGTCAGTTCTAATACTTTTTTATCCGGTGATAATTTGCCTTCGGTAATCATATTATTATATTCATCAGTATCCATATCTAAAAAACAACTACGGACACAACAATGACGCCCACAACTTGCAACATTTTTATCATATGATTGATGTTTATATTCATTATAATAAATATTAAATCCACTATCATATAATTCTTTTAATAAATATGGTTCTTCTTGATGAACTGATTTTAAAACATCTTCTGATACATTTTTTTTCCACTCTTTAGAATCTGGAGTATTTCCATATGAATCATAAATATATAGACCCTTTTCTTTTCCTTCTTTTTTTAACCATATTAATACCCAATGCCCATATGTTTCGCTTTGCCTTACTAAGAATATACATGCATTAGATGGACTAGATAATAATATATTTAATACACCATTAGCAATTAATTCGCTATATGTCATACATGGTAATTCACCATCTACGAATTCGCTTATGTCTGAATTTGTCAGACTGTAATTCATTACACTTTTAAGCCTTTTAAAAAAAGGCTTTACCCAAAAATATGCGACGCCTATGCAATGGCAACTACAAAAAGCTGACCAAAAACTTTAATAAAAAATTCTTCATTTATATTTATATATATATAACAGTTTTTAAAAAAACAAAATTAATTTTTGGTCAGCTTTTTGGAGACAGTAGAAATACGAAGTATTTCGTATGTCGGTAAAAAGTGCAATACAAATCGTAAATTTAGTTGATAGCCCAAAGAAAGACAAACGCTATAGAGTATTTTTAAGTGATGGTTCAAAATATGATTTTGGGCTCAAAGATTTTGCTAATGGAACATACATAGACCATGGAGACAAAAAAATTAGATTTAATTATTGGGCTCGTCATCTTAAAAATCATAATGAACAGCATTTAATAGATAATCTCATTCCGAGCCCTGCATTATTCTCAGCCGCATTATTATGGGGTCATTCAACAAATTTAGATAAAAATATAAAAGAATTAAATATACTCTTTAATAAGTTTTTGTAAAATTGCTTTTATTAATTTTGGAGGAATACTATATCTATCATCTAATTTTAAATCTACAACTGGTATAATCATATCTGGATTTGGACACGGTGCAACTTCTTTTAATCCTAATCCACCTGGAACATTATTGAAAAAATCAGTTAATTTTCTTTTTTTATCACCGTATAAACAATAACAAGTTGTTGATAAATTTAATTTTTTCATTTGTTTATCATTTCGCATCATGCCCTTCGGATTTTCAATTACAAATAATAAATGTGGATTTAATTTTTTAAAAAATGCAATAATTTCTAATGTCTTATATAAAATCATCGTTCCAACTTTTGCACGTTCGCTATATGGTGCTGCTGTTTTTGGATTTCGTTCTCGCAATGGATATGCTAATGGGCTATATGTATTACACGGTGGAGATGCCCAAATAAAGTCTGGAATAAATTTAGTTCTTTTTTGCCATTTTTTATAATTCCATTCTAATATATCAACTAATATATCTGGTTCATATTTATCAACAAAATCTAATGAAACTACATCCATCCCCATTTTATGGGCAACTTTTCCAACTGAACCTGTCCCTTTAAATAATTCTAAAATTGATAATGACATTTTACACTTTTTACCGTCTTACAAAACCTCGGTTTTTTCAGACTCCAAAAACCTGACCAAAAATTTAATCTGAATTATAGCATATATATTTATATTATTTTTTTATATTTTATATTTATTATTCTAGAACAATTTATTATTTTGGAAAAAGGGGAAAACGGAAATGTTCTTATAGTAAAAATTCTGAATCCCCCTTTTTCCCAAAATAATAAAAACATAACAACAAAGTAATATAAGAAACATATATGCTATAATTCGCATTTAAAAAAAAATGTAGATTGCAATATAAATCTATTTTATTTTATATTGGTATATAAATCTATTTTGGTAAAGCTTTTGTAGTCAGTAGAAAATCTTTGATTTTCGTATGACGGTAAAAGGTTATCTAAGTCCTAAACATTCTTCTGCATCCATTTGCGCTCTCTTCTTATCTATAATTGATTTCTTTTTAAAAGTTGCACTTACATCATCATGATTATAAATAGCTGCTCTATGTTGACCTAATAACATTTGAGGAACTGATGTAAGTAATGTAATATTTCGACCCCAATCTGAGTTTTTTAAATAGTTTCTCATTTCTTCTGGAATACTTAAATGGTGTGTCAACATATATGTTAAATTTCGTGATGTTCCAAGTTGTGGGAACCAAACAACTCCATTTAATTCCGTCAAAATCATTCTCGTTTGCTTTCCATTCGCACTACGATGTGAGATAAATAAAGTATTTATTCCTCTTTTTCTTCCACAAGTTAAACAACTTTCAACTAAACCTTCTAATGCTTTCAATCGTTTTTTATCAACAATGCCCTCAATATCATCAAATACAACTACTGATTTTTTTGCTCCTGTTTTGTTTGTTAAATCATCTAATGTTAATGGATTTTCAGCAAATTCATCATCAACACAAATGCGCAAATGTGGAATTCCTTCAAATGCTGGGTCATCAATATTATCAGCACTAATAATAATTTTATATTCTGGGTCAACATCAAATAACTGGTCAAATGCCCTCAAATAATCTGCACAAATCGTAGATTTTCCACTTCCTGCTGGTCCAGTTATAAATAAAGAATTTACAAGATTTTCGCGTGTTTCTGGGCACATTTTAAATTCTAAATCTGGGGGCAATTCAACTAATTCTTCGCCTCCGCCTTCTAATGTGTCCATACATTTTAAAAATCCAACTGGTTTACCGCTCAATTTTTCCTGTATAATTGCAACCGGTCGGCCTAATATCTTTTTAGCTCCTTTTTTTCCTAATTTTTCAATTAATAGAGACAT